CCCCCCGCAACCGCAAGTCAGTTTATTCGAATACGGAAGCCCAACGGGTGAGATCAGAAAATAATAGTTCCGGTCCAAAGTCAGTTCAATGTCTGCAAAATCTGTCTTGTGTGGCCGTCCTGCAACGGAAGTCAACGGAATAGTGTAAAGCAGGTCATACTCATCATAAATAAGCAGGTTAACTGCTTCAGTTGAATTAAGAATCAATGACACCCCGCGAAGAATAAACTTACCGCCCCGGATGTCTGAATACATCCTCAGTCCGTAGTATGTTGAGCCGGTTATCGTTCGTGTGAAGGATTTGCCACCTATGTCACCTGTGAAGCGCTTGCGAGTTGGTTCTTTGTAGTTAGTCAACTCCATCATGAGATCGGTCTGGAACGTGCGGATAGCGTTCTCTCGCGCGCGGGTCATCTTCTCCCACAGAGTAGTTGAGTTATCTGTATTATCGAGTATCCTCAGGGTCATGCCCTGAAGCTCGTCAACATATAACCCCGAAAGACTCTCTGAGTAGCCTACCGGGTAAGCATCATCAACACAGGTATCATCAGTTCGGGTAAAACCTATAACTGAGTTCCAACAATCGGGTAGCGCGCTCATTTCTTTATGGTTTTTGGTCTGCGGATTGTCCTGCGCGAACCGCAGTTACATTTACTTAATTCTTCCATAGTTCAAATAACAAAGGATATCCCAAAATTAGAATATCCTTTGTCGTATTATTCAAACATTATGTTTTATATTCTCATCAGCTACAAGCGAATGCTAATACGCCCGTGTTGGTTTCGTCGCATGGCAGCGGGTTCTCGGCAAACAGCCCGTGAAGCTGAACCTTTGCGGCAAGGTAGAACTCATTTTCAACACAAGTTTCCTGAGTGATGATGTCATAATACACACCGGGGATGTTGTTTGACGGTTCTGACCACAGAGCATAAACACCGGCTTCGGGAACAGCATTTGCAGCACCAAGCGGATTCCATGCTTTGTTAATGAACGCAACGGCGGTTTTATGCAGCAGGAACGTATGGTTCGGAGCAACAGTCTCGACATTCTCCGGGTCCTGGTAAATCTTCCGTATCGTTCCGATCTTTGACATTGCAGCACGTCCGGCCTCAGTCATTGATTCGTGCATCCTGTTGAACAGAAGCTGATACAGGTTATCTCCGGTCAGAAGGTACGGTGATTTGAATTTGTTGTACCTGGTAACAAGATTGAAATAACCCCAGATTGAATCGTTCCATGAAGCAGCGGGAATAGTCGTCAGCGCACCGGCAACAGTTCCAACACCACCCGTGTATGCGTTCGTACCGGCAGCGGCAAGAATACCTGTTACGATATACTGAGCCAACCATTCGTCAAGGGCTTTCTTGTGCTGAAGCATATTAAATGCAAAGGCTTCTGCCATCTCGATAGTCCTCTCACGATATGCACGTTTCGGCATTTTGAAAGCTGTCTCACGAAGGCACTCGATTTCATACTCCTTACAGATCGGGTCAGCATCTTCGCCGTCAATCGTACAGTCGTCCGTACACGCAGTCGTAGTGATGTCACACTTCTGAAGCCACTCAAGGCTTACGATGCGTTTCTTCTTCCCGGTCAGTTCTGTCATTGAAATCTGCTGGTTCTCCAGCACGGCTTTTGCAGCCTCGACATCACCGATAAGATCAATGTTTGCAATGGGATCAGTCCACATCTGTGCGGCTTTTCCCTGGTAGGTGGCTAAGAAGCCACAGTCAACGGTTCCTATTGTACTCATTTTGTTTTAGATTGGTAAGACTCCATAACTTTTGCTTGTTCTTCCGGTGTCTTAGCCTCTCTCATCTTCTGAATGAACTCTTCTTCGTTGCGCGGTGCGATGATATTACTCTGCTGCTGACGGTTGCCTGGGCTTGTCCTGTCATCTGCGGTCTGAAAATCAAATATCTCAGAGGCAGTTTCTTTTACCAGGTCAGCAAAGGACTTGTTATACCCGTGTGAATCCTGAAGCGGTTTCCCGTCCTTCAGAACTACAATCATGCCGTCCTGCTCTGTGAAGTCGTACGCACGGAAGTCCTCAATGTATTTCTCTTTCCATTTCTGGGCTTTCTTCGCATCTTCGGGCAGTATTGGCCTGAGGTTGTCAAGTTCGGCAAAAGCACGTTCTTTGACTTTAGAAAACATCGATTCCCTGGCGTGTTTCAGCTCCAGATCTTCGATCTTCTTTTGCCATTCCTTGTCTTTTGCCTTCAGCATACGGTCGCTTTCGCTTTTCAGTTTCAGATACTCCGGGTGAGCCGTAATATCTTCATCACCTTTGCCTTTAACTTTTTCGAGTTCAGTTGTCAGAATGAAATCAACTAATTCAACTCCGGTTAAATCGGAGTCAACACCAAACTTATCCTTCAACTGCGCCTCCATCTTGCTTGCCACTTCTTTCTGGCCTCGCTTATATTGGCTCGCCTGATCCTCTTTGAGTTTCGTTACTCTCGCGGTATCGGCTTGTTCAGCTGCGGTTAAGGAGGTCAACTCCCCGGCCTCGTTGTAAAGGCTGGCCAATTCCTCGTCGTCCATTTTTAAGGTTTTGGACAAAAACCCATTGAGCTTTTTCTGTTCAGCTTCAGTCATTTTTTATTCTTTTTAGTTTGTATTTCCGGCATCAGTATTTCTTTGTTGATAACGGGCTTCTTAATGATAACCATTTCTTTCATTGTGAAGTTTTTGGCTTTGCCGTGTTCTTTGAGCCACTGCCATTCTTCATCAGTGATGAACTGGGTCTGCTTTGTCCGTTTGGAGGTTATCTCTTTCATTTCTTCTTAGTCCTGGGCTTGGTTACTTTCTTCGTGGGTGTAGTCAGGTCATCATTCACTAACCCAGTTACCGTCATCTCAACTTCAGGAGCTTCAGCAATCCTATTTTCAAACTCAGGTTCTTTGCGGGTCAGTTCTTCCGGCTTCTCAACCTTCACGTTAATCTTCGGAATCAGAATCGGTTTGCTCAGTTCAATAGGCTTAGAGATGTTCAGATCAGATACCTTTGCAGCACCAAAGTAATCCTTTGCCATTTCATAAGCAGTAGGAGATAGCTCCAGAATCTTGCCACGAACTACACATTTAATCTTTTCCTTTGCCATTGTTGAAATTATTTGCTGTAAAGTTATACAATATATTTTTTATTAAACAAATTATTTTTTAACCAAGTCTGGACGCATTTCTTCGGCAAGTTCCTGCATTATGTATCCGACATGATGCCTACAATTGAATCCTCCGCAATGTATCAAAGGATTATACCCGTCGTAAGAAGCAATATATGACGGCACGGCATTCTTGTCTTTCTGTTTAATCTTATACCCCTCAGGATATACACCTTTGGCCGGAGTCCATTCAATCCATTTCTTTGCTTCCTCTGTCGTCCAGACCTTTCCGTCATGAGCAACACAAAAGTCGCGTGAATCATCAATCTTACCACCGATGTAAATAAAATACTTCATACCGGTTTCTTCGGCAAGCGACGTAGCGTAAGCACGGTCATATTGCATATACAGATCATGTGCATACCTGTTGAGGTGCGATTCAATCCCTCCAGGCTTTTCGCCTGAACCCGTAATCAGATCATTCATGCTTGCAATGAAATCCTTTGTGCTGACCTGAGAAGTGACCGACTGAGACATAAGATTCTTAACCGAAGTCAGCAGTTCAGTGTTAGCCGACAGACTGTCAAGAAAGCCCCCTCCAAGTATCTTGCCTCCTTTGATGCCTATTGCCGTGAGCATCTTTGTCTCGGTAGCAGCCAGAACCTTCGCAAACGTTGCCGGTAGAGAAGCCCCCATTGTGATCGTAAAGAACTGCTTATTGAGCGTTGTAAGCCCTCGAGCCGTATCGCCTATCTCAGATACGAAGGCAAGTCTTTGAGTTGTGGAGAAGTCTTTATACACGCGGTCAAGTGACTGCAACAGTTGATAGTTGCGGAGTGTGTTTCTTATCTTCCCGCCGGAAGTATCCAACATAGGGATTATCTCGCGCGTCAGCTTTGAGATGAGCATATTCTGAAGCCTCACGACTGATTTATTCAGTGAAGCCTCACGACGGGTGATAAACTCATCCTTACGCTGTATTATGTCAGCAATCCTTCTGGGCAGCTTCATAAAACTCTTTTTTCATGCGTGAATATGTTGTCATAGCAGAATCATGGTTAAAGTCTTTCTCACCAATGAACCGATAAAAGTTATCTATTGCCTTTTCAATTGTCAGCGAAGGCAACAATAACCTCTGAGCCTCTACAAAATAGAACATCCCAATGTCCTCATAGTTTCTTTTGTAGATTGCGGC